CGAGCTTACTCTTCTTACTTGTCAACTCACTTTTGTTATAAAGATGCACTACCTTTTTATAAGGATATATTCCGTAGACGTTGAATTCTTCACGTAATAAACTCAAACCATCTGTAATTGAACAGTTCCCAAAATCGGTTAATGCCTTATTCGAAAAACTCCCGTGAATCTTATAAGAATATCCATCACCTATGCCTGAAAACAAAAAAGACAACGCAGACGACAAGCTGAAAGAATGCTCTCCAGACTTAACACTGTATTGTCTTCGATGTTGCAAATTATAAAAGATATGCATAGCTGAGATATGCTTATTTAATCCAGTCCCAGTATTATCGTTAGTTCCTTGCTTCATGACATATATCTCACCCTGAAATAAGATGTAATTCTCGTATTGGAGCATTTCAAACGCCAATGTATTTGAATATCTTACAGTAAATGAAATTGAATACCCATTATTCCTCTCACGAACAAGAGCAACTGTACTCAATTCCACGTTTGGTACGATATATCGCTCACCTGTATTCCGGTCCTGAACAATCAACTTATCCACAACCAGCGGAATATCATCTGACATATATTCTCCTCTCTAAAAGTACAAGAACGGGAAACTAAATGTTGCTTTAACATCCTTTAATCCTGTTATCACAATATTATTATTTCCACGTTCCAAAACAATATGCCCCCAATCAGTCTTTAGATCAGTCTTAGTTCCGATACTAGATTGAATACCGTCTAACCTATACGCTTGACCTTTCAATAAGGTTTCATTGACAGTAATCGATGTGTTATTCGTCGTGTTCGTAATCTTAAAATCACGACCTACACCTTCAATATCAATTACTAAGCTATGATGTTGAGCATATGGATCAATAGGAATGTCACTAGGATTCAACACCCAAAACTTATCTGTATTGAATGAATAATCCGGCAATTTTTCTACGTCTAAATTTATCCCATACTGCAATTTATCCAAGTGTTTTGATATTTCATTACTCCGGAATGGCGTATGCCTGTATCCTTCAAGCACATCAAACATCATTGTAAAACTAGCTGCCGCATATCCATGCTCAAACTTAATATCAGTTGGACGTGGCATTACGTACATTGCTTTGGCTGGTTCTAAACTAGTCCGAACTTGCACAGGATTCCTAGAATAAAAGTGTCGATATACTTCTGCCTTAATCAATCTAGATTCGCTACGTGTATGTCCCAAAATAAGACACTCCATAGTTACTGTGCTCATTTGAAACGTGGCGTTTTCAAACCTTCCGCCGTCGCTACCACTCATTGTTTGATAAGTGGTATTAATCTGGGGAGAAGATACATCAGACGTTAATACATGAAAGTTTGAATCCATAACGCTCGATAGAGCTATTTCTGGTTGGCTCCCTTTCTTGATGTATACTTCAACATCTCTCATTATGTTCTACCTCCTTACATACGTTGATAATCACTTAAATCTTGCGCAATTCCCATAGCATTCAATACATCGACTTGATTTCCTTGTGTTGAGTTACGTTGCAATGCTGCTAATTGAGCTTGATCAACGCCTAACGCTTGCGTCATCAAATTCACCAATTGACTGACGCCATCAGTTAACTGCTTTACATCTGTCTGTGAAATAGCTGGCTCGTGACGACTATCTAATCCAGCTAATTGCTCTGCTCTATTTAATAATTGCGTTGTTTGACTCTTCTTGGCAGAATCCAATGGAATAATCATTTCCGGGAACTCTTCCCCTGCCATCACTAATTCAGGACGATTAATCAAGCCACCGTTCGCAAATCGTCGAGTACCAGTCGGCCCCCAACCAGTGCCTCCTTGCGGCCAAGCGCCGTTAGCGAACTGACTTGGCATATCTCGACGCCAATTTGTATTATTAAATACAGCCATAAATTGATCAAAGGCACTAAAAATATTTCCGTGCCCAGGCTGTGCATATGATCCAAAAGTTGCACTCGTGAATTGGAACAAACCTTTAGCTAGGTCTCCAGTTTTATTGTTGATGTCTCCAATATCTCCCTGAACAACCTTTGGATTAACATTAGATTCTCTCATTGCTTGACGCCACAAGTAACTAATATCCCCACCGTTCAAAGTGATTCCAGACTTCTTAGCTGCCGTGTTTGCAATCTTTGTAAATTCATCTCTACCAAGAACTCCCGAACCAGACATCATACTAGATAGTTCTTTGTCAATCTTTGCAAATAAATCATCTAGTAACCCACTTACACCACGATTGTGCTTATCTCCAACAGCTTCTGCCATCCCTTGGTATGCACCACCTTCGTAAGCATCTGACATGGTTTGCTTAAATCCCGTCGCATTTAACAGGTGGTCCATTGCTTTATTAGTACCTTCACCAATAAAGTCCATAATTGAGCCAATAGCGCCAGTAACGTTTTCAAATGCATCACTAATAAATCCCGTGACACCATCCTTATGCGCTGGTAGTTGATCAATCATTGATAAGAACTGCTTAGACTCAGTATGCGGCAAGATTGATGTTCCAGCCATCAATGGACGAATTTCAGGTGAGTTTAGCCCCACGGGAAAAATACCAAGACTAGGGTGATGAGCTAATTCAAACCCCTCTTCCCCAACTAATGCAATTTCATCGGTAGCTAAACCTTTTGTCCCCGTTGCGTATGCAGGCATATTGGGTAGTTTATCAATTTGCTTCTTGGCATCTCCTGAAAACAATCCACCTAAGAAAGTATTGAAACGGTCTCCAAAAGAATTAATCCCTTTAATCATCCAATCAAATCCATTGTATGCTTCTTTTACTTGGTCAGCCGATTGTTTACGCTGTGCTTCAACAGCTTTTTCTTGCTGTTCTTTAGCGGCCGTAATTACTTCATCTTTTTGCTTATTAGTGGTTTTAACAATTTTCCCATACTTATCTTCAGATTCTGAAGTGGTATCATCTTTCTCTTTTTTAGCCTTAGCCACATTTTTTTGATATTGTTCTTCGGATATTTCACCAGTTTCATCACGTTTTCGTTTTTCTTCCGCAACAACACCTTTATACTTTTTTTCAGCAGCTTCTACCGTTTTTTTCTTAGTCGCTTCTGCTTCATCAATAAGTTTTTTAGATTCTTTTTTAGCTAGAGAGGTTACTTCTCCAAATTCATCTAAGCTAATACCTTTTTTCTTATTTTTCACATCACGCTTGATGTCTAATAAGGCATTACCTGTTGACTCTTCCTTCTTTTCTAATGCTTTCCCTAGTTTATTAGCAGTTGATTCAGCGCTTTTCTTGTAATCAGCGTCAATACGCTTCTTTTCTTTATTCAAGGTATCCTTATACTGCTTTGAATTCTTTCCATACGTTTGCTCAACAGATAACAGTTTTTGATTACCACCATTACTCAAGGCACGAATTTCAGCCCAGTATTTTTCATCACGATTTAACAAATCATTGTTAATATCTTGCTTTGCCTTACGTTGCTTGTTGTAATTTTCAGTAGCATTCTTGATACGTTCATCATGTTCTTTTTGGCTAATCTTACCGGCTTTCAATTCCTCTGCATTAGCTTTCTTAACATCAGCAATTTGACCATCGTAAAAGTCATTGATGGTTTTACTCATCTTCCCGTATTGTTCACGAGTCTCCGCTTCATTCTCAGCTAATTTATCGATATTAATATCAATATCAACTTTTTTACCATTCATCTTTTCAGCGAACTCAGAGAAGTCTTTCTCCATTTTTTCATATGCATCTGAAAATTTAGCTGATCCTGCCGCTAATTCCTTATCAGCTGTATCAATCATACTTTTTGCCACATCGGGGAACATTTCGTTGAATTTATTAGTGATAGGTTCAGCAATGTTCTTTCCAATCGCATTCCCAATTTGAGCACCAATTGTAGCTCCCATAGGTCCGCCAAATGCGGCACCAATTCCGCCACCGATCACACTTCCAGCAACAGAACCGGCTTTTTTCACATTACTATCATTAGACATCAACGTGGGTAACGTTGCTAATGCTGCTCCTACACCAACCGTTGCAGTTCCTTTAAGCCCTGTTACAAATGCCGTTCCTGCTTTTTTACCAGCTTTATTAGCATTAGATACAACTGAAGCCTCTGCTTTATCTGTATTGATATTTGGTGTGTCTGTTTTACCAACTCCTTTAGGATTTGTAGATCCAACATTGTTAATTGCTGCAGTAGCTTTTGCTGACTCCGTCTGCACACCTTTAAGATGGGCCATAATGTCGTTCAATCCCTTAATTGAACCGTTGGAAAAACTACGCTTAAAGTCCATAGTTTTTCCTGACAATGCTTGTAACGCACTACCAAACTCAAATACTTTTTTAGTCGCAAAAATAGAGGTCACAACTTTACCTGTAGCCTCTAATAAAGGTTTATTATCTGCAATTTTTTGTAATAGGTCAGCAATTGGATTGACGTGCTTCTCAGAGTCTTCAGCATTTGAACCCATAATACCAAATGCCTTACCGATACCTTCGACCATTCCACCGACTGTTTTGAAGACTGCTTTTCCAAGCGTTAGGCTGATTTCAGTGACAGGCTTAGCAACTTCTAGTAGCCCTACTGTCAGGTCACCAACAATCGGAATAATTTCACCTAAACTTTTCCCTGTTTCAACAAAAACGGGTTTTAAATTATTCAGCCCATCTTTAGCACCATCAAACATCTTAATCAGGCTCGGCCCCATTCCTTCGATTACATGACCTACTGAACGAGTGACCGCACTACTCATATTTTGAGCAGATGTGCTAATCCCCTTTGTAGATTCAGACGCAATCTGATCAAGACTACTTAGAGATTTTGAACCATTTTTATCTAAGTCAATCAAAGCATCTTGGAACTTGTTAATGTCAACCTCACCCTTAGATGCAGCCTTGGTCAATTCAGATTGGGTCATGCCCATCTTCTTCGCTACTTCTTCAACCACTGGTCCAAGTTTGTTGTCATACATACTTGCTAATGTTTCCCCAGTAATCTTACCCGCTGCTAGAGATTTAGATAGAGATGTAACCATCGAATCAACGTTTTGAGCATTACCACCAAATCCAAGAACACCATCATTCACAGCTTTGAACAAATCAACAGACTTATCCATATCCTTAGTAGCAGACACCAACATTGTGGTTCCTGAAACTGCTGAATCAAGCGCTGTTGGTAATCCATCAATCGCATCATTCAGTTTTTCCATTCCTTTGGTCGTCTCTTTTGTACTGATGTTCAAGTTCTCGAATGTACGTTGTGAATTGGCCAACGTGTCCACACGCTTAATCGCATCACCCACTGCACCTGAAACGGTACTAATAGTTCGGTTAACTCCGGATACAACTAAACCACCTAAAGCAGAGCCTTTGACAATGTCTTTCAATGACAAGTCCGCCTTCTTAGCGTTATCCGTCACTGCGTCAAAGGCTTCTTTACTTTTACCGTCAAGTTTATCTAGCTCTTGGCGTGCTTCTCCCAAATTTTTACGTGTATTATTCACATAAATTTCTTGTTGCTTAATCTGCTTTTCTGATGCATCGTTATTTTTAAGTTTATCCAGCTCTTTTACTTGTAGTTCAAGTTCAGAATTCAAACTTTTAATGCTTAACTTTGCGCCTTCTCGTTTCGCTGTGGTTGCTTCTTGAGTCTTTCCTTCTGCTTCCAATGCTGAAACTTCAGCTTTAATAGCACGCTCGTTTAATGAGCGCTCCTGTTGCAACTTAGATAATCCAGTGGCTTCATAATCATACGCTTTTTTCGCTTTATCTTGTTGAATAACATACTTGTTTAACTCTAATTCAGCCTTGGAAATCTCACGGCCAAGCTTTTCTCGCTTTTTTGCTTCTTCTTCAGTCGTTCCAGTTAATGCTGCTTGTTCCTTCTTAAGTTCTTCAACCTTTGTTGTTTGGTCCGTCACTTGTTTAGTCAGACCTTCATATTTCACTCGACTAGCGTTTAAGGTATCACCTTGTGCTTGGAAATAAGATTCTGAAACCTTAGTTTCACGACCCAGTTGTCGAATGTCACGACTCAATTCTTTAACAGTCCGTAACGTATCCAGATTGATTCCTACACCAATCTCGGTATTAATTGCATTTTCAGATACAGCCATTTTTCAACCTCCTTTCTTAATTATTTGTAAATTTCCAAAGCCTCTCGTGGATTATCATAATAATCATTATCCGTGGTAGTCATTATTTCCATTAAGTCTTGAAAATCTTGATTCAACACATCATCAACAGGGCTATTTAGTTCCATCATTAAGTGTTTCACCAGCAATTTAATGCGTGTTAATTCATTAGCATAGTAAATACTGGCTTCAAGTACATCTAAATCATTTCGTCCTTGATTCCTAAACCCTCTACTGCTTCATCAAACGTCAGTTTAATAGATCCCATTACTAGACCAGTTACGTATTTGAAAATGACGATTACAGTAGTTAGCTTAAGTTCCCATAGT